TACTGGTTGATTACCAGAACATAATGCTAAAAATCCTGAAGGCACAGAATATTTAAAGTTACCATAACCTGTTCCATCACTATTTCCACCTGCTGTAACCTCACCTGCAAAAGTTCCATCTTGTCCAAAATTAAGAATTGTACGACATGGACCACTTCCTCCTGTATAACCCATATAACCAAAGAACTCTTCATCAAGACTAGATATATCTATAGTTCCTTGTCCAGAACCATTTTTATAAAACTGTAAAGTATCAGCATCTCTATCAACAGCAATACTTATAATATCACCTGTAGTATAAGTATCACCATAAGACGACCTAGTGCCTTTTAATATACTATTTCCATTAATAGAATAATAAACAAGTCCTAAATCATTTTGTTCTTGATTAATAGTAAGATCAGTATTTGCAGGCATAACTCCTATATACACTCCATGATCTGTAGCTATATTGTCAACATCAACTTCCCAATACCATTTACCAGTTACTGGAACTTGCCAATTAGTCATAATTCCATTATCGTCTGAAGTTAGCGTAGCTTTTAAATTACCTTCTGAAAGAGCTAAACCACTAGGTGGTTTTAATAAAGCATTGTATGTAGGAAAATTACCACCATTAGAACCTCCAAAGGTAGGAGTATCTAGCATTTGATCGTGTGCTGATAGACCTGCTACTGTAAAATCATTATTATTACCTGATGAATCATTACCTAAATCAGAACTTGATTCAAATTTTAAATAAAATCCTTCAGAACCAAAAGTCAAACCACTTGGATCTTTTGGAATAATTACACCATTTTTAGTTTCTACTAAATTATCCATAGGATCAAGACTTGTTCCATCAATAGCTACTACCTCAGCTATATAACCATCAAAACCTTGATAAGGATTGTTTCCATTAGTACCTGTTCCATTAGTTCCTATAAATTGATAACCACCACCATTCCAGCTATGATCTGCGTTTTGTGCTGGATATGTTGTTGATTGTAAATTTGTAATTAACTCTCCATTAACATACATTCTTGCTCTACTACTATCTGTACCTTGTGTAGAATCATACCTCCAACAAACATGTGTCCATGCTGATAAATCTCTATACATAGCATTTGTTCTTGTCGTTAAATGCCAAGAACTACCATTATTATTTTCAAAAGACATTCCATTTATAGTTCCAGTATAATCATTAACCATACCATAACCTCTAGCAGAACCACTTCCAGAATGACCTCCCCAAGCAGCCATAGAAGTATGAGAATCAGATGTAGCTATTCTTGCTCTTTTTATCCACATACCTATTGTCCAAGTATCTCTGTTTCCAGCACCACCATCACGATACAAATAATTTGTAGCTGAAGAATTTGCAGAACTATTAGACACTCTAATACTATTAGCTATTTGATGCGTATAAAAATTACCACCACCTGCTGTAGCAGCTACTGCTCCTCCCATTAAATTATTTTGAAATACACCCATTATGCATACGCCTGTGAAATTACCATTTGAATATCTCCACCTACTCCATCACTTGAAGCAGAAACTACTATATAATCTAATCTGTCTACTGCATTATCTGCTGTTGACATGGTTGGATCTGTACCACCTATAAATTTAAAGTCTGCATGATAAGCCATTGTACCACTACCTCCATCTTGCATTAAAAAAATACTTCCTGTTTGCCCTGTTCTACAACCAATAGGTTGAGCTAAAGTATGAGCTGCAGTAACTGATGTAAAGAAATTTTGACATGCACCAAAGTTTAATGATACAGATGTTACACCATTAATAGCTGTTGCACATACAACTGCTGCTGCACTTTTAGTTAATTGTAATTGTCCTTCTAAACTTGTATTACCTGATACTCTTACAGTACCTAAGAAACCTGAATTACCTGTTATTGTTGTAGCACCTGTTATTTTAGCAGTTCCTACTAATTGTGTATTACCTGATACACATACATCTCCATCAAATTCTGCTTTACCACCAACAACTAATATTCCTTCTAATGAAGTATTTGTTGATACTCTGAATGTACCACCTACTCCTAGATTACCAGTTATAGTTGTATTACCTGTTATAGTTGCAGTACCACCTACAGTTAAATTACCTACAAGAGTTGTATTTCCTGATACACATACGTCATCATCAAACTCTGCTTTTCCAGCAACTGTTAATGTAGATGCTAAGTTTACTGCACCTCCAACAGATAAAGCTCCACCTATTGAAGCAGCTCCAGCAACTGTTGCAGTTCCTCCTATATTTATATTACCTGATACAGATGCATTACCTGCTACATCTAAAGTACTTCCTAAACTTACAGCACCTGTTATAGTTGTTGTACCTCCTACAGCAAGATTACCTACTAATATAGTATTACCACTTACACAAACATCACTATCAAATTCTGCTTTACCTCCTACAACAAGTGTAGTTCCTATACTTACAGCATCTTTTAAATGAGCTTCTCCTGCAACACTTAATGTTGAACCTAGTTGTACAGCACCTGCTATTGTAGTATGACCTCCAATATTCATATCACCAGAAACAGATACATCACCATCAAAAGTTCCATTACCTATAACTGTAACTGTACCACCTACATAAAGATTACCACCGACAGTTGCATTATTAACTGATATATTTCCTTCTATTGAAGCAGTTATACCTGTTAAATTAGAACCATCTCCATAAAAAGCACTAGCACATACCTTAGCATTAGCAGCTTGTACATTTGCTCCTGCTATTGTAACAGTTCCACCAACTACTAATCCACCTGATACCGATACATCATCTTCAAATTCTGCTTTGCCTGTTGTATTAGATGTTCCACCTATAGATGTATTTCCTGCAACATCTAATGTGCTTCCTAATGATACAGCACCTGCTATAGTTACATGACCACCAACATTTATATCTCCAGATACTGAAACATCTCCTGCTACATCTAATGTACTTCCAAGAGATACAGCTCCTGTTATAGTAGTAGTACCACCAATATTTACATTACCACTTACAGATACATCATCTTTAAAATGTGCAAAACCTACTACTGTAGTAATACCTCCAACATGTAATGTTCCACCTACTGTAGCATTATTAACTGATATATCACCACCAACTGACATTGTAACACCAGTTAAATTTGAACCATCTCCAAAGAATGCTGATGCACATACTTTAGAACTAACATGCACATCACCTTTTACAGTTACATTACCTCCAAGACTTACATTACCTGCAACATCTAATGTGCCACCTACAGAAGCATTACCTGAAACTCTAACAGCTCCTAAAAATCCTGCTGTGCCTGATACTGTAGCAGTACTTAATAAATTAACTGCACCACCAATAGATGTTGCACCTGCTATCGAAGCTGTTGATTGTAAATGTGTAGCTCCAACAACTGTAACAGTACTTGCAAAACTGCCAGCACCTGCTGCATGGAAAGCTCCACTTACAGTTGCAGTAGATTTAAATAAAGCTGCTCCACCAACTGTTAATGTGCCACCAATTGTTGCTGTATTAGCTACAACTAAACTTGATACAGATATATCACCACCAATAGACATGGTAACACCTGTTAAGTTAGAACCATCCCCAAAATATGAAGAGGCACAAACTTTATCAGTAACTTGTAAATCACCTGACACAGATGCATTACCATCTACACCAAAAGTACCTGTAATTTTTATAGCACTTGTAGCAACTTTAATTGCTGTATTAGTACCATCTCCTGTTTGTATATTTGTTAAAGATGCATCAACACCTGTATTACCAGATGTATCTACTTGTAATAATTTTTTATATGTAGCATTAATTAAGCTGTTTGATAAATCACTCATACTGTATCCCATTTTCTATTATCTGGTGTTGGTACATCATTCCATGTAATATTTGCTAATTTCCATTCTAAATTTCTACCACCTGTATCAGGTCTTGGATTTTGAATTGCTGGATTATCTCTTACATTTGGAACTTTATTTTGTGGATGATTCTTTAAATCATATGCACCATCCCAACATCCTGGACAAATTAACATTCCATAACTATTTAATTTCATTATTCTATGTGCATATACAAAACCACAGCAATCACACATAGCTCTAGCATTTTTATTACTTGCCACTATACATACCTATATCTTGGTTTAATAAGTAAACTTGCTCGTTCTCTATCTTCATCTAAAGCACGAGCTAATTTTTCTTCATAATTTGATTTTAACATAGCTATACGATCCATTGGTATACCAGTTCTTTTCATAGATAAATAATAAGATAATCCACATGTTAATGCTGGTAAAAATCTTACAGGTGAATCTGCATTTTGATCAGCAGATTTATTTACATCTTCTACTTGACGTATAGCTTCTATTTGTAATGTATCTGTTGTATTATCAGGAAGGGGCCACACATAAATTTTTGGATTAGCTAAATCTCTTTTAACAGTAAATTGTGTTGGTCTACCTGTTTGTGTTTTATTTGGTATATTTAAATATTCTTCAAAAGATATTCTTTGTAATTCAATATCTGTTGAATCTCTTCTTAAATTAATTTGTAAAGCATCTGTTGTAGAACTTGAAAGATCATATGTTCCTAAACTTGTTGATACAGTTACAGCAGTTGTATATGTTGTCCATAATAAAATACCTCTATTTTGCCAATCATTTAACATTAAGTTAATTGATCTTCTAGCAGATTGAGGTGTATGTCCAAGAGTTTGTTCACCACCAATCATCTCAGTAGCTTCTTGAATTACTTCATCTATATCTAAATTAAAATTATATGTACCTGATGTTGCCATTATATTACCTTTTAATCATACATAGATGCTACTAAACAAGCACCTATACTTCCACCATGTTTAGCAAATGTTTTAACATTAGTAGGCTTACCACCTACACCCTGTTTCTTTGCTCGTTTTCTTTGTACTGCTGATTTTCTTTGTGATGCTGTCATACGTTGAGCTTTTGATTTAGGTACACATTTTGGATATTTACGTTTAGAACCTTTAGCTTTTTTTCTACCACAAGGTTGAAACTTACCATCTTTTTTAGGAGCTCCTATATCTACCCATTCTTCATTAACCCATTTCTTTAATGCACCACCTTTTTTTGCTTTTACTTTTCCTTTACAAACTTTTGATGCATACATATTAGCATATGCTGATGGATATACATCAAACTTTCTTTTAGCTGCAGCTTTACCTTTTGCACATAATTTAGCCATTTAACATTTCCACCTTCTACGTGCTTGTCGTAATCTTGAGTTAGGATTCTTAGCTGCTTTAGGAAACTTCTTCATTTGTCCTGCAGATCTTGCACAGTAACTCTTTCTTCTTTTAGCAGCTTTACTACCTTTTTTTACTTTACCTGTTACAGCAGTTTTTAATTTACTTCCTGGATTATTTCTTCTATACTTTGCTACACCTTTAGCTGTTAGTCCTGCTCCTGACTTGGTAGGTCTTTTATCACCTTTACCAATAGTCATGCCCTTCATGCCTGACCCTGTAATTTTTTTCTTTTTCTTTTTCTTTTTTTCTTTAGCCATTACTTTTTAACTAAACTTCCACCAAAGTATAATCCAATTATTGCTGACATTAAGTGTGTATCAAGAGGTGTAATAACTACACCATTAAATAATCTATCCATATAGACTTCTTGTTTATCTATTAAGAACCAGAAGCCACCTTTAAATTCTGTCCATGTAAGAACAACACCAACATCTGTAAAGACAGGAACAAGTTTAGGATATGCAATAATAAAGAATACTGCAGTTAATGCAATTATTCTTCTTGTCCATTGAAATCCTTTATTGTCAAATTCTCTAGCTTTACCAACTTCTGCCATTTGAAACTTATCTCTAGCTAATAGCATTTTTTGTTGGTCTTGTTTATTTTTTGTTGCCTGACTCCACATTGACATCACTCCACCTAAAAGGCTAGAGCCAAGCATTGTAATCATTTCAACTGGTAAACCACCTAACATATCTTACTCTTTTCTCAAACTTTTAAAAAAATTTATAATCTTATCTAGGATCTTATTTCTCATTTTATCTTTCCTCCTTTATAAAGTTTCTGAACAAACTTCTGTCCAGAATTGTCAATTAGTTTACCACCTGATTTCATATCCTTTTTAAACTTTTTATATACATCAGGTTTATTAATAGCTAAATAAGCTTTTTGTTTTTCAGATGCAAAAGGCATTCTTAATTCTTTGTATCATAAAACTGTGAAATCTCTTTATTACCATTATGGATATTTTTAGAACTACCACCATAGAGTTGATATGTCATACCACCACCAGCTCGTTTCATCATTTTACCACCATACATTTTAGAAACTACTTTATCACCATCACCTAATTTTTTAAAATCAGATCCAGTAATTTTACCAAAGGGAGCAGCTACATCTATATTTTTTTGTTTACCTTTTAACATATTATTTTACTCCAATATTTTTAACATCTTTAGTATTTGTAGCAAATGTAGTTCCTTTAGGATAATCTTCATCTACCACAGATTCTATAGTTCCATGTACTTGAGGACCTTTACGAGCAGCACCAAAGCCTTGTCCTGTAGGTTTACCTGTTACCTCTTCTAAATTAGCAGGGTATCTTAGTAAAGTATGTGGTCCTGAAAGATTACTTTCTTTTTCCATTTTTCTTTTTCCTCTTGTTTTTATTAGGTTTTATTATTTGTTGTTTTATATTACTTCTTCCTATAGTCACTAATTAGCTCCTTGAATAACTGTATTAGGTCCACCACTAGGACTTGCTGGACTTTGCATATCATCTTGTCTGGTACGTCTTGCTTGATTACGTAATGCATCTATTGAATTTTTATATTGTGCTTCCATAATTGGAACATTATTCCAACTCTTCATATATATTGTTGCTTCTATCATACATGCATTAAACAATGCATTATAACAAAACTCACTAAAATAATTTGATGTGGTTGCACTTGTGCCTGTAGCACTTGATAAGGCTAAAGGACTTTTTGTATAATGTATTTCACTTACTACAGCAGATGCTGGAGTAGGTACTATATAAATCTCTGTATTATTTTTTCTTGAATAATATCTTGGTGTGCCTGTTGAAGCACTTGCATAGGGCCAGTAGTCTATTGCATATTCGTAAGGTCTTTGTAATAATGTTGTAATATTAGAAGATACACTTGTTCTAAATGCTACGTTACGAACTACTAAAGCTCCACTTGGTAGAGTTACATTAGGATTATTTGCTGTTAATGTAACAGATGTATAATAATCTAATCCTGAATCATCTAATTCTTTTATTAAACGATCTTCAGCTCTATTAACAAAAGCAGGAATTTGATCTGCAAACTCTGTAGAATCATTTTCTGCTGTATTTATGATATCTGTTTTAAGATAAGAATAGGTTGCCATTTGTTATCCTAATATTAAAGTTACGCCACCATTTGCTCCAGGAGTTGATACACATACTGTTGCATCACATTTAATACCAAGCTCTCCTATAAAAATATCTGCTTGCCCACTTGCAGCAACTTGAAATTTAATTTTACTTCCATTTTTATCTTCTACATCAAATGTACCAGTTACAGTAGAATACGCATGTAAAGCTAAAATACGTGAACTACCTTCTGTAGTTACGATAACGCCTGTTCCCTGTAAAAATTTTGATTTACTTGCCATGTTTTTTCTTTCTATTTAAAAACTGGAGAGATGGAATAACTCTCACCTCTCCAGAATTATTAAGTATTAGACTCCAGGATTTCCATACCATCCTCTCCAATCTGAAACACCGAAAGAATATCTTTCACGTGCTTTAAATCGAAGATTTCCAGTATCAAAATCTGGTTCCATTTTAGTTTGTAGAGGTGTTCTAATAAACATCTTCGTGCTATTTGGAACATCTGTTTTTACCCACCAAGCATCTCCATCATTGAATCTTCTATTTACATAGAATCCTTGAGGAACCATACCCATATGTCTTGTAGGATTGATATCGTTATCTGAACTGCTAGGTTTTCCCGGTGTGTTCAATATAACGTCAGCAATATTCCAAGAATCTACAGGAATGTGCAATGACATGGCACTTGCTCCTACTAAAATACCTCGATCATCTTTAGTCTTTTGAATTTGAGTTAAAGTTGTTTCAAGGGTACTTTGAGAAAGATCTGCATTTGTACCATTATTTGCATAGTTACTTTGTAGTCCAGCTACAACAGTTGGGTGTGATGCTGAAATAAATGCAACACCATCTCCTATTGCAGAATTACCAGCAGTAAAAGCATTGTTATATAACTCAGCAGCTTTAGCTTGCTTAGTATTTGCCATTGCTCTTGCTAATCCTTTTGCACGTAACTTAGCGAAAGTATCATATAGATTATCTTCCATTGCTTCTTCAGTTACTGCAAAAGCTAATGCAATAGTTTCGTTAGTATAACGAGCAGTATAAGACTCTGATGCATCATCATAACTAACTGCAGCACCTTCATTTTTAGTTGGTGCTGTTCCAAAACCTGTGAAGAGTACTTCTTCTTCAAAGGCACGATCTGAGTTCTCTATATCATATAGAGGCTCATGTTCATTGTTTACTTCTCCGTACTCCAATCCGAAAACTGCATTCAGTCCAGGAAGGAGCTCTTTACTAATACTAGCTCTATTTATAGCCATTTAACTATTCCTTTCTAAACTATACAGATGTTGAAACTTGAGCTTTAACAAAATTACTTCTGTGTCCACTAAGCCAAACTTCAACAATAGGATATTGGTCAGTTGAATTTACATTGCCTCCTACGGAAGCTCCATCAATCATTTTACGTCCAACAATACGTGCATGAGCACCTATTTCAGTACCTTGTCCAACTGCTGCTGAATGTAGGTGATACCTAGATTGACCAGTAATAGTTGATCCAACAGAGGTATTAGTAACAGAACAAGTATAATTCTTGACTATTCCTATTTCTCCATCAGATAAGGTTCCATTCGCTTGAATGTAATATGTTTGTGTAGGATCAGTAATGACATGTAATTTAACATCAGACGCAGAGGTTGCACCTGTCCAATGACGAGAGAACTTTGGTTCTCCATTTTCTACATAAGTACATCCTTGAAAAACACCTGAAGGTTTTAATGATATTCCAGCAGAACTTTTTATTGTACCTGCTGTTTTAATAACAATCATATCACCTGTATAAATATCTTCAGGAAGTAATGAAACTATACCTATTGCAGAATTGGAAACAGGTTGAACAATTTGTCCAAATGCTTCTGTATTCGCTTGACCATCTCTTTTTCGAACTGGAAGGAAACCAAACGGATTATAACTTGTAGCCATTTCAATTTCTCCTATTTGAAAATTTTAAAAAAATAAAAGGCTTATCCCTGAAATTGAGGGGTTCTACCTTTTGTTACTGTTGATTTAGAATTATTGCTAATCGGCATACGTGAGTTAGAAGCTTTCATCAATTGTGAATTTACTGCCTCCATCTGTTCTGCTGATTTAGCTTTATAAAATTCTTTTTTAGCCTCTAGCTTTTTCGTAGGTATTTTACCTAACGCAACATCTCCACGACTGATGACTCCAGCATAGCGACCTTCCTTCCTCACGAATGAAGTTGCACTCATTTCAGGTACTTCGGTAGGTGTAACAAATTCCCATCCTTGATTTAATTTCTTACCAACATTCATGTAATCATCATTACCTCGTAAGTCGATACGTAACCAACCAAGTGTTAAACCATCATTTGCAAATCTCTGTTTTACATTTTCAGGGATTGAAGTTGCATTAGGTTCTTCATATGTGTAATCTGTTTCTTCTCTAGTTTCGGTTTCTCTGTTCTGAGTACTACGTGTATTTAATCGTGTCATTTTTACCCTCCACGTTTCATATTAACTGTTGTATACTCGCCTTCGGCTTTCTCTGTTTTAAGCTTTTCAGCTGCATACTGTTCAAGTGGTATACTCCATTTATTAGCTAATCTTATATCTCCTTGAGATAGTTTAACTTTTTTAGAGTTAGGAGAGGAACGTGAACTCCCTGCTACAACTTGAGATGGTGTTGACGGACCATCTGTACGAATTTCTTTTTCAGCAACAGGTTCTTCTGTTTTAAATTTATGAGGAAATGCTGCTGTAATTCTTTTATCAATCTCTGTATAAAAATCAGGATCTTCTGGTGTATATCCTTCATTTTTTAATTCAGCATCAATAGCTAATGCAGATGCTGTCATAATATTATCTTTTCCAAACCATTCATTATTTGCAGCCCAATCTTGTGCTCTTGGATCTGGAGCAGGTTGCATTGGTTGTTGTGGTGCAACTTGTGGTTGTTCTGGTTGTGGTTGCTCGTCTGGAAATTGACCTCGTGTTATTGTTAAATTCTTTAAATCTACTTGAGCTTCATTTAAAGCTTCTTGAGCCTTTAAAAGTTTTTCTTTATCTTGACTTTCAAAAGCTTCTAAATAAGAATTTCTTGCTAACTCAACTTTATCATTTAATTGTTTTTCAGTTGCATCTAAATTTAGTTTACTAACTTTATGAAACTCTTCTTTTTGTTTTGTAGTTGATTTTTGTAAATTTTCATTTTGTTGAATTAATTTTTGAATTTGCTCATCTCGTTCTTTTCTTTGACGAATAAGTTGCCTTATTCTTTTTTGAGCACCTTCAGTTTCAATTCCTTTTAATTCTTCAGGAGTTTCTTCTTGTTTAACTTCTGGTTGTTTTGTTTTCTCTTCTGCTTTAGTAGGCGAAGAAGCTTCAACTTTTTCATTCTCTTCACCTTCTACTTCATACTGCACTTTATCTTCTTGTTTATTTTCTGTTTCAGGAACTTCTATTTCATTCCATTCTTCTTTGTCTGCCATGTTATCCTCCGTTGTATACGACACAAACGCATTACGTATTATTGTTATTACTTATATTATACCATACTTTTTCCTATAATGCAAGTTTAAAATGAACCTTTTGTTAAATTAAATGTAGGATCTAAATCTGTAGGATCTTCAACTTTCATAATTACTTGATCATCAAATAATAATAATAGTCTAACTCCTTTATAAAATAATTTTTGTCCTACATGTTTACCATAGGCAATGTAATCATTCTTCTTACACCATGCACCATTTGGAAATTTATCTGGATCTTGATAAGCTAACTCACCAAGTTTTAATACTCTTCCAACTGTAGTTAAATATGATATATCTTCTCTTGTTGAATCAGGTAAGAGAATACCACCTTTTGTTGTTTCTTTTATACTAATAGGTCTTACAAGAATATGATAACCAGGAAGGTCTGGTAAAACTCCTGGATCTTTCTGATCATCATCTGTAATCCACAGATCATTCTTTATACCTTTTTCTAAAGCTACTTGTTGCATTAGTCATCATCCTCTTCAGCATAAGTTCGTTTTTTAATTATATCTTTTAAATTTTGTTTAGCCCATTCTATACCATAGATAGAGCCAACCATTTGCCTATAGTGAGAATGATCTTCTGCAGATCCTGAACCTAATTGATTTTTTAAATTCATAATTTCCTCACTATAAGCTTCGACTACTTCATCCCATATATCCATTGATTAAATTTCTGCACATGCGTAACAGTTAATCTCAAGACCTACAGATATTTCTTTTATATTAGGTGATTTCCACATAATATATCCTTTCTATATTATATTAATATTAAGCAAATGGTGTTGCTAATGAACCATCACCATAAACTATTCCGTCTACATGCCATACAGCAGTAGCACTTCCTTGTCCACCAGTAGCAATACCTACACAGTTAATTTTGCCACCAACAAAACGACCTTTAGTATCGGCATCCATTACAATTTTATCATCATCTGAACCATCAGCATAAAATTGTTTAGCACTTACAGTTCCTGGTGCATCTTTATCCCAAATAAGTAAATTTGAAGATGATGAATAAATATCATTAGCAGATGCTCCGTCAAGACTAAAAGTACCAGTAAATGTTGTACCAACAATAAATGTATAATTTAATCCTGCTGCTGCAGTTGGTAAAGTTACAACAATACCTGCTGCTCTATTTAAAAGATAAGTTGTACCTGAGTCTGAAGTTTCTACAGACTTTGTTGCAGCAGTAATACTTTCAATAACTCCAACAGAATTAGTAGCACCTGTCATTTTCATAGTACCAGTACCAGATACATTACCACTTGAATCAATAGTAAAGTTATCGGTTGCTACTCCGTTTGATAAGGATATCTGTTTGAATCCTCCTTCAGACCTAATAGGTCCATTAAATGTTGAGTTTGCCATTTTTTCCTCCTTAGAAAATTAAACTTATCGTCTTGGCTTGTCTGCTAGGGCAGTCGATAAGTTGTATATAAATCCCTAGTAAAATTAATAATTTGTTTGAGATTCAGGATCACCTCGTAGACAATCTCTTTTATCAAAACCTGTAGCATTCTTTGCTATAGGATCTCCAAAAGTATCTCGTCCATTGGGAACATGATCATTTATACCAAATTTATTTTTTGCATTATTATCTTTAACTTCTACAGAACCTTTTTGTAATCTAGGTGAACCTGCTCCGTCATTAGGATAATGTACTGCTCCATATTGTGGCATATTATTTCTCCTTCTCTAGTTGTTGCATTAGTTGTAATGTTAATTGTTCTTCATTTTTTTCTTCTTCTTGTTGTAATTTTGCTGCATTTTCTAAAGCTTTTAAATTTGCTTGCTGACCTTTTAATTCAATATCAGCTTGTTTTCCTGCAGATTGATTTAAAAGCTTTTGTTGTTCTAATTGTATTTTTTCTTCTTCAATAGCCATCTTAGCCATAACATCCATTTGTTTTAAAGCTTCTCTACTTGATCTATCTGCATCAGCTTTTTGAGATCTAGTTGCTAAAGTTACTCCAGCTTGTTGAGCATCAATTATTTGTTGTTGACGTTTAAACTCAAGTTCTTGCATATCTAATGCCATTTCAGCATTTTCTTTTACAGCATCAAGTTTTAATTTTTCTTTTTCTAATTCTACTCTTGCTTGTTCTAATGAAACCATTTGTTGTTCAGGTGATTGAGCTTGACCCATTGCCATATTTGCATTAAGAACATCTTTAGCTGCCGCTGCCATAACAGTTTCAATAGTTGATGGAGTACGTTGTTCTGGTGGTAACTGTTCTACCATAACTCCAGTAACTCCACTCATTTGTTCTTGATATTTCATTATAGAATGTTCTTGTACATTCGCTTCAAGAACTGGACGCAATCTTTGCATAATAGGATTCTTACCATTTATAGGATCTTGTAAGTATGCCATCTTCACTTGTATATGTGCATCATGGTTTTGTCCTGGAAATGCAGCAATTGGTAAACCTTTTGTTGCAGCCATAATATCTGATACAGGGTCCATAGGTTGTGGTTTAGGTTCTGGTGGCAATATCTCTTCCATATTAGGCATATTAGCAGCATTAAGTATTGTTCTATTTAATGCTTCAAGATTAAACATTCCTGGTGGAGATTGTTGTGCCATTTGTAATGCCATATTTGCTAACATCATTCTATGAGCATTACTTGGTATATTTGGATCACTTACTGGAACTACATCTACAGCTCCATCAAAATCTTTTTTGAAAATACTTCGACTTTCATTTGGAACATCATATGGATATTCTGTTGGTAAGTAATCATAATCTATTTGTGCAATAATTTTAAATTCATTACGTTGAGCTTTGTGTAGTCTTTTGTGAATTGCTGAAAAGAACTTACTTGATGCTTCTATTAAAGCCATAGTAGTTCCAACAGGTCCATAGGAGGCAGCATCAGAAACTATTTGTTCTGTGCTGTCTGCAAACTTCTGACCAGCAGTAGTTACAAATTGTAGCATTTGATATAGTGTTGAGGAAGGCTCTTTATAAGGGAGAGGTATAATAGCCTTTGAGAGATCTATACCAGTTGCTTCAACCTCCTTGAACTCACCTGGAGCAATAGGTTCGTTATCACCAACCATTCTTACTCCTTTAGCCTTAAAGCCTCCTGGTAAATTTGAGAACTGTCCAGCATCTACGAGATTACGCATTGCTGCTGTAGCTGTCATAGTTAAATTACCTAAGAAGTGTATAAGACCAAGACCATAGAACCCAAATCCTGGAACAAATCTATAATGTACAAAATGGATTCGTTTTTCTTTGTTAGGATCATCAGGTTCATAATTTCTACGAATACTTAATATTTGTCTTGATTGTTCTTCAATCGTTACAATGTAAGGAGCAAATTCTCCTTCTTCTGTTTCATCATCAGGAATATCAAGATGAACATGTTGTTCTAATAAAACATATTGTGGATCTGAATTACCTGTTGAAGATAAACCAAGTATTGTATCCATCTTAGATGCAAAAGAACTCGCTGTTGGATTAGTTGCCTCTGGTAATTCTACATCAGAATAAATTCCAGAATCTAAATCTCTTTGCATATCTATTGGATTTTTGTAAATAACATGAGTATATCTATCAGCTTTACGTAAATCAGAGGCATAGTATGATACATAGAACTGATCTATTGGAATAAATTCTGCAACAGGTCTTTTTAAATGTTCATCATAATAAACTTTTTTAAATGCAGAACCTATTAATGGTAAATGAAAAAGCATTCTTTCCATTTCATCAAAGTATTCTGGCATCTGTTCAGTTAACTGATAGTTCATAAAGTTTTGAACACGATTAGCTTGTTCTTGTTTTTGAACAGATTGTGTACCAAGTATCTGTGATTTAACAGGACCACCAGATGGGAATAATTCTTGTGAAGCTTTTGCTTGGAACTTGACTGCAGATTCTATCAGTAGGGGGTGAACTGCTGTACACGCACCTTCAAAAGGTTCACTAGCATCTTCAAGTTTTAATCCTAATAAATCAAAACCTCTTTCAAACATAGATTCCCAATCGCCTCTGGAATCTTTATCAGCTTGAAAGTTATCTAATACTTCATTAGAAATAAATGTTAGAGAATCATTATCTAAGTTATCTGCAATATTACTATACCATTGTGTTGCAGATCGTTCTGTTTCAATTTCTGTAGACTGATCAAAATTAACAATGACTCCCCCATCATCTGATAATTCAAAAGTCGTTTCAGTATTTTCTGTTTCTTTGACAGCTTCCATAGGCACAACATTTGGTGCATCCTGTGGCATCTGTTCAAATGGATTTTTTTCTGTCGCCATTATATAAACCTCTCTTCTCTCTGATTATGTTGGCTTTCTTTGTCTTTTTCAAGTTTTAAATAAATTGCAATGTTTGGATCGTATAATTCAATTTGATTTTCTGGAGGGTATTCTGTAAAGATTTTCGATTTGTCAAATGTAGACAATTCATTCATTACACCTTCCCATGTTTATAATACTATTATACCATTAAACTCGCCAGTATGCAACTCTTTTTTTATTTTTTTTATTATCATCATCCCAATCAGGATCTTCTGGGTGTGTTAAGTGCCAAGATTCTTTCATGTAATGTATTGCCATAGTCATTGCATCAACTTGGTCATCATGTGCTGCATTAGGAAACTGTAACATCTCTGTAAGTAAATCATCTGCCCAAGGTTTGTTTTTTGGTATCCAAACTTTTCCTGTTTCAATCATAGGAGATGCTGCATAAACTCTACTTACTTTATCTCTATCAGGTGTATATTCTTGAACAGGCAGTCCAGATCTACGCATATCCTGGATTAATGATTGTCCTGATGCTTTCTTTTCTATGATACATACATCTGGTTGAAACTGATCGTATAGTATCTGTGACATTCTTCGCAGTTCAGGATATTCATATCGTCCTTTCATATTTCCTAGTAGAATCATGTGAGGTTGATAACTTTCAATACCTAATTCATCTTCATCATACATAGAAAAAATACCCCATGTTTGAATAACAGAGTAATCTGCTGTAGTTTTTGTAGAAAATGCTGTATCAAAAGTTTGTATAATAAAATCACATGCTGGTGGATCTTCAAATTCCCACCATTTAATCCAATTCTTTTTAATTAATCCACCTTCATCTGGTGTTGGATTCTGCATGTAGAGGGCATTCCAGTACCGAGAACCATTAGATGCTTTTATTTCTGATTCATCTATACGTAAATACTCATCTGATTTCCATTCAGGAAAGTATGATGTACCTTCTGGTAACTGTAACAGTTCTGCAGCATCCTCATCTAGCCATGCAGGTATGCGAATAACCTCCCAAGGTATTGTTTCATATTCAGAATTTTCTTCTTGTTTTAATAACCAACCACAAAGATCATCATAATGATAACGAGTATTAATAATTAATATCGCACCATTGGGCATAATTCTAGTTCTTAGTCCTGCTGGGTACCATTCCTTAATATATCTTCTACCTGCATCTGAGTACGAATCTTCTTCGGACATGACATCATCAAGGATCGCAATGTGAGCACCTCTTCCTGCAATCTGGGATCGTACTCCTGCAGCATAGTATGTTCCTCCTTGATTTGTTTTCCATTTCCCTGCAGCTCTAACATCTGATCGTAAAGCCACTCCCCTGAAGATATCTTGAAACTGTTCAGTCGATACAATATCCCTGACAGAACGTCCAAAGTCGCTTGATAACTGGTCACTATGAGAAACTGTAAGTATTTCATGTTCTGGATTCCTTCCTATATACCATGCAGGAAACAACTTAGAACAGATAACGGACTTTGAAGATCTTGGTGGTAGAAATACCATAAGCCTTTTGATCTTACCTTCTTCTAAATCTCTTAGTTTATTTGATATAACTTCAATATGTCTGCCCATTCTCCAATCAGATATTAATGTAGGTGCTACAAGACCAACAAATGTCAAGAAATCTTGTTTGGCATGATAACCAATATACTTATCCATTATTAGTTTGGCATCTAAAACTGGTGGGAAAGGTTGTAATTCTGTTTCCATAATCATATTATACCATATTTATTTTCTTAATGCAAGAAAAATATTTACTTACAAGACTTGAAAAGTCTTTATAGAGTTATTATATATTATATATATATATATATATTATAATAATAATACTTATTAGACTTAATAGTCTTATAAAGGCATGGGCGATTTTGACCCATAGAATTTTGGTAAATATTTCCTAGGTGTATTATATATATATATAAACTTTAAAATTTTTTCCCCCACCCCTATACTTTAAAAGTCTAAAAAAGATTTCCCAGAAAAAAAGATTACTTTAAAAGCTGTAAAAATTTTTAAAGTTTCCCAGTGTCATATTATAGGAAAAACCTATATTGATTATAGGAAAAACCAGGACCTGGATTTTCTTATATTGATTATAGGAAAAACCTATAATACTTTTACAGCTTACAAAGTTTTTAAATGATGATGATTATGAAGCCTTGTAAAGTAATCCTTTAAAAGATTGTAAAGTATTAAAAGCCTTGTATTAATTAGATACTTCGCAAGTCTTATAATCATTTAAGAATATATTTAAACATGGCAAGTATATCTAAATGACTATATAAAAGATTATATTATGTATAGGAAAAACTAATCCAGATTATAGGAAAAACCTATTGATTGAAAGCAGCTTTTTACTCATAAAATATATTTTTAAAATAGGAACATTATTTGTTGTATTATCGTTATATATCTATATACTAAATATATTAATAATTAATGAAAGGTTATGACATGAATAAAGTAAAAGAAATTGAGTTAGTAGGTGAAAGGATATCGCCGACCGACGTAATAATAAATGAATTACATTATTTATTATCATCAGCTGATAAAAATAATAGAACATTTATTTTAAGTAAATTATCATCAGCTTTAATTACTCGAATAAATTATTTTGGTGATATTAGAAATATGAAAAATGATTTTAACAAAAAGAAAGGTTACGAAGTATGACGGATATAATTAAAATCTCAGGGAATTGGCACGAATCACCAATTCCTACGGATGATTCTACTATTGATGATTCGAATGAAGCAATCAAAAAGAAAGCATTGGAAGTATGCCAATTTATCAATGATGCTAAATCTATGTGTGATGATAATAAACATTTACATGATTTATTTGAAAATGCTTTTTTAGATTTAGATATGATTGAAAGTGATTTATATGAAAAATTAGTAAATAATAAATAAAACTTTAAAAGTTTTTAAAAGCCTTATAATTAATTTTATAAGGCTTTTTTTTATGCTTGTTTTACAAACCCTTGTTTAATAGCATTATCTAAGCTTTTAATTCTCATTGCTTTATTATGACTTGCTTTATATTTAAAACGTAAACCACGTATAGAAGGCGTATTTAATTTAGTTCTATTTTCTGCAATGAAGTCATTTTTATCACCGTCAAAAACTTGTAAAACTTTATTACCTAGTTTGTAGGTTTTTGGTAGTGGTTTATTTCTTGGTGTATCAAATACGATTGCTAAGTCTAAGCCGTTTTTAATAGCTATTAAACTTTTATTGATATCATTATCGGTTACACTATACGCCAAGTGATAGTTTTTATTCTGCTTTCTGGTATAGTGTTTAGTATAATCATAACTTACATTGTCAATATTATCTAATTTAGTAGATTGTATAAAAGTATCAATAATATTTATCATAGTAGTAGATTTATTATTATATATTACTTGTATACTTTCCCATTTAATATCTTGTGATATGTTAGCTCGGAAAGTCATAACTAATTTATTTTTAATACTGTAATAACTTTCTAACTCTATAGAACGTATTAAACAAGCCATAAATAAACTAGTATTAGATGTAAATAATTGCTTTCTATTTAACATTGCTTTTCTTTTTGCTGGAATGTATAAAGGATTGCCTGCTTGCCATATAACACAATTACTTCTACAAGATTTAGTCGAATTAGTACATACATCATATATTATATTACTATTCTTATTATTATTTAGAACATGTGGTGCAATGGATAATCCTATACTATATAAATTTAATTCTTTTTTATTCTTTTCTAGTTTAGGATTACTTTTTGATAATAGAGTAGTAAAATTATAATCTTTAAATACCTTTGTTAATTGCGCTTTATTCATAGATAAAACTTCAATTCCATTATAAGATATATTATCTAAATCCCAGATATTATTAGTTAATACATTATTAAAATCAATATTAATCATTATAAATAACCTTTCATTAATTAAACATATATATAAATTAATATATATATTATATAGTGTCAATAGTTTTTTTATATATTTTAATTATAGGAAAAACCTATACAACATATAGGAAAATATTATTGGACATAAAAATTTTTATATGATATTCTAAAAGTTTACCAGGACCTGGTAGAACAAAACGTGAACAAAATATTTTATTTTTTACTTGACTTTTTTATAATAGTATGTTAATGCAAGAAAATTTTAATTATAGGAAAAACCTATAGTAAGTATAGGTTGCAATTATAATTAAATCTGCTATAAATAATTATCTTTAATTAAAAATGGAGTAAAAGAAAATGAAAATAAACTTTGTAAAACTAGGTGTAAACCTTGCACTTTTTGGATTAAAAATTCAAGGTAGAATACCGACTAGATATAGAGATAATGAAAGAAAAAATAATGATTATACTATATCTTATACAGAAGGTGGAGAAAGTAGAGAAAACTTTCTTAAAATAACTAAGGGAACTAAAGTATATTATTTCCCTGAATATGAAAGAAAGAAAGAACTAAGAAAAAATACTTATACTCTTGATATTGAAAATCAAAGAATATAATTGTTGACAAGTTTGTTAGTATCTTGTATAAAAAAACTAACATTAATTTTAATAATAATTTGGAGTAAAATAAATGAGTAGATTATCAGACCAAGTAATAGATGATACTACAAACTATGAAATAGAAGTTGAAAAGTTTGTAGTAAATAATGTTTGGCATAATGTAGTTGAATGTGTTAGAGAAGTATTACTAAACATTAAACATCCTAATCCTAATATACCCTTAGAGGAAGTAGTAGAATTTATTGAGGAAACATATAGAGAAAAACAAAGTAAGTACTATGTTTAATTTTCTATTTGCAGTAGGACTAGGTGTAATGCTAGTAAATTTTGTAGGGTTAGTATTTACTACTGACCTTACATTAAGCCTATTTCATTTATTATATTTTGTAGTAGGAATATTAATCTGCCTAATAGTATGGCAAAAATAATTACCATTTTGGTAAGGAAAGAAGGTAACAATGAGTAAAAACCCACACAATTATATGTTTAGTGAGATACCAAACAATAAAGAAGGTAAAGAACTTGTTAGACTTATGAAAAAATATCTTAATAAAGATAGATATAAAATGAGAACTAGAGGACAATATCTTATTGATAGTGAGAAAGCTAATTGGAGATATTATTCTTTTGGTCAACCTTTAAATAAAAGTAAATGTATAAGAATTTATATTGATGACCATATAATGAAAGTAAAAGAATATAATTATTACTTGACAAGGAGTTTAAATACTCATAAACTTCGTCAAATAATAAATATAAGTGAGGAGTTATTAAATGATTGAACTAACGATTGATATTAATCAGTATGCTCAATGGGATGAGGATGGTGAGAATGTAATTTATTTTAATGTAGGAGAATTTATAAATGATGCAAAAGAATATTTACAAAACGATAATCCAGAGTCTAAAATAGTAGAGGAGAATAGCTAATGACTAAAGAACAAATAACTAAAGAACAAATATTAGATAAACTATATCAAGCAAAAGACTATGCATCTAATTCTATGAATGTTGCACAACAAGTAAGTGAGTTGGCATCAGAGGTAGAAACACAAGCAATAGAAACATATGATAATTTATGTGATGCTATTAACATGGTAGAGGAGTTAAAAGATGAGTGATAAACTAACAGAACATGAACTATTAAATAGACTTGATAATGAATTTTATGATGTTGATTTTCAAGTTGTAACAAGTGCAACAAGAGGTGTTGTAGCTACTGTTCAATTTTATGAAGATAAATTAGAGGAGAATGAAGATGAAGGTAACTGAAAAAAATATAAATCAAGTAGTTCAAGTAGTCAAAGATAATATAAATGCAGAATTTGATGAACATACAGATTTATTACATGCTTTTCAATCAGTAATAGAATGGATAGAGGAGAATGAAGATGAATAAACTACTAGCTGAAAAACATTTTGGTTACTTACATGATGCTTGGATTGATGATGAGCAAAGCCACTATGAAGAATACTATGATGTGGAAGGTGCTGATGAAATTCCAACATCTTTATTAGAAGAACATAATTACAAAGACTTGAGAGTAATACAAGAATTTTTTGAAAAGAATCATTATGCGTAGCAGAGGATATAAATTAACAGAGTTTAGAAATAAATGGAAAACTATTTATAGTAAAACATTTCTGAATAAGTATATACCTATTCATGAAGATGTATGGGTAGATGATAAAGAGTTTATAGAAACTATGAAGAAACCAGAAGGTGAAAGATATATCTGGACAGTACTAGAAGAAAATGGTACATGGATTGTAACAAGTGGATACCATTGGGTTAATAGAATAGGTTTTATAATAACTAAAAATAAATGGGAGCATGACATGAACATAGAAGTGAAAGGATATTAAAATGATAACTATGGAATGTGATTACTGTGGGCATGTAGAACACTATGAAGATGAGTGTTCATTTTTTCAAGGTGAAATGTGGGGATTACCTGATGATTCTGTCATGTGTAATTCTTGTTTAGAAAAGGAGAATGTATAATGAGTGCTGATATAATAGATATGAATAAGAAAACTATAAAACGTGGTAAGAAAAAACTATCTACTGAGGAGCAATGTGAATTACTTTATGACAGACTACTAAATTTATCAGAGGAGTTACAAGATACAGTAACTATACCTAACATGGTGATAGGTTTACAACAATTTGTTTGTCAGTTAGCCTATGATACTGCACCGAGTAATGCTACTGCATCTCATATGTTACTAGGTATTATTGCACATAGATTAGAGCATGAGGTAGAGTTAGAACAATTAGATAATGAGGAGGAATAAATAATGAATGTATTATCTTTATTTGATGGCATGTCGTGTGGTCAGCAAGCATTGGAGAGAGCAGGTATTAAGGTAGATAATTATTTTGCTAGTGAGATAGATAAATATGCTATTCAGATAGCTGAAAAGAATTATCCTAATACAAAACATCTCGGTGATGTTACACAGATAAGTAAATTTTGGACAGAAAATAAATTTCCTAAGATAGATTTACTAATAGGTGGTAGTCCATGTCAATCATTTTCTTATGCAGGAAATCAGCTTGCCTTTGATGATTCTAGAGGTAAACTATTTTTTGAATATGTAAAGATAAAAGATTTATTAAAACCAAAATATTTTTTACTAGAGAATGTAAGAATGAAACAAGAATATGTAGATATTATATCAGAGTATCTAGGTGTTGAACCTATTGAGATTAATAGTGCGTTAGTATCAGCACAAAATAGAAAGAGATTGTATTGGACAAACATTCCAAATGTAACACAACCTACAGATAAAAAAATATTATTAAAAGATGTATTAGAATGTGGTTGTGTTGATAGAGATAAAGCATATTGTTTAGATGCACATTACTTTAAAGGTGGTAATTTAAAAGTATATTTTGAAAAGTATAGAAGGCAATTAGTATTTGATAGATGCTTACAAGTAGGTGAAGCAGATGTTAATGGACATGATATTATTAAAAGAGTTTACTCCAAAGAAGGCAAAGCACCATCACTAAACTCAATGAATGGTGGTAACAGAGAGCCAAAGGTTTGTTGTGGTGGTGCTATTGTAGGAAGAAGATTAGATGATAAAGGTATACGAAAAGATGAACAGCTTGACTTACCTATAGTACAATGCCTTGAGGTTAATGATAAAGAAAAGTCTAGGAGTTTATCTACTGTTACTAAGGATACTGTAGTAACACCTTTACCTAAAGGTAGATATCCAGATGCGTATGGAAAGTATGAAGATTTATGGAGGAAACTAACACCTCTTGAATGTGAACGATTACAAACTGTTAAAGATAATTATACAGAAGGTGTAAGTAATTCACAACGATATAAAATGTTAGGTAATGGTTGGACAGTAGATGTCATAGCCCACATATTGAAAGGTATAAATGTATGATGTTAAGTGATGCAATAACAACTGTAGGTTTTGCTTTACAATCTCATGTTAATACATGTTATCATGAGGATACTGAAGAAAACAAAGCAGAACAAGTAGAACTAGAAGTAGCATGGTCAATAATAAAAAGTCATTTGAATATGTCTTTAGATAAGGAGAATATATAGTGAGTGATTGTTTATATGTATTCGGAAGTTTATTAGCATTTGTAGGTGGATTAAATATTTATACAAATTCTTCTATACTTTCTGGTATTATTATGTTAGCATTGGGTGGATTAATTATGTACTGTGGCTACTTAGCGAAAGGATTAGATTAATGAGTATACCATTAGAACGACTAATAGATGCAACAAAAGATATTAAATGGGGAATGTATAAAGGTATGGAAGGTAGTCATAGTGCGTCAGAGTATAAAGGTCTGTGTAAAGGACTTGATATGTTAGTAAAACACTTTCAAGAAAAGGAGAAAGTATAATGAAAGTAAAAGAAATAATACACAAGCTACAACAATGCAATCAAGAGTTAGAATGCTATGGTTATTTTAAAGACGATATAAGAAATGTAATAATGGTTGACAACAGTATGGAAGATAGAGTAGAATTTAATTTAGAACAATTAAAAGGAGATTAGTATGAACATATTTGTATTAGATAAATCACCTATCATATCTGCACAGATGCAATGTGATAAGCACATAGTTAAGATGCCATTGGAAACTGCACAGATGTTGTGTTCTGTATGGCATAGGTATGGACAAGGTATGAATGTACCATACAAAGAAGCACACAAGAACCACCCATGTACACTATGGGCAGGAGATGACGGAGCAAACTATGATTGGCTATGGCAACATGGCATGGAGTTATGCTTTGAATATACCAGAAGGTATAACAAGATACATAAATGTCAGCAAGTTATCATGGACATATCATTAAGTAATCGTGTATTAGGTTTTGATAATATGAGTAGATATATTACACCACATCCACAATGTATGCCAGATAAATACAAGTGTATCAGAGAAGGTGGGTATCTTACAGAACAAATGTCTAGTCAGTATGGTGGTAATGATACTGTACTAGCATACAGAAAGTATTATGTAAATGATAAGAAAGATATAGCTAAATGGGAGAAGAGTAGACCTACACCAGATTGGTATGCTAGTGGTGAATATAAAACTCTTCTGTTCTCAGAAATGGGAGCTGTAGAGTTAGATGCGTATGATGGGTAAAATAATTAATATATTATTTGATATATTAAAATACATTGTGTTGCTATGGCTTGTGTATGTAGTAGTAATGATGTTTCTAGGTACGTTTGGATTAGTAGGAGCATAAAATAAAACTTGTAACAGCATAATAAATATGATATAATAAAAATATAAAAGGAGAATGAAATGTTTAAACCATATAATACCTATGATGAAATTCCAGGAAATGTTAAAAAAGAAATCTGTTTAGGTAACAAAGTATTTAAAGTTACTGATGTACCATTGAAAGATATTAATAGTTTTTATTCTGAACTAGATAGTTTTATTCAGACTACAGAGAAGAAAATTTTAGCACAAAGAATTTTAAAACAATTAGATAATGTAGAAAAAATTTTAAAAGGTTTAGAAAATCAAGTAGATTATGTTGAAGATAAAGTACAGCAGGTATATGATAAGGTCGTATAAATGTTTATGATTATTCAATACAAAACAAAACACAGACTAGATAAAAAGGCTTGGGAACAACGATATCCTATTGACCAAATCTGTGAGGAAGAACCACCATTTCATCCTATGTTTTTTATAGATAAAGAAACAGCTTGGCAACAGTTAGAAGAATGGGGTATTGAAAAAGAGATGGCAGAGTTACAGAACATAGAAATAGTTGGAGTACATTAATGAATAAACATCTTCCTCAAAAAGATTTATCATGGTATATTAAATGGATAAGTACCATCTTGATTATTATTTCTTTGATGCTTCGGTCAGCAGAACTTTTTGCTCCATTTGATTTAGCCTTTTCCCTAGCAGGAAGTTTAGGTTGGTTAGCTGTTGGAGTATTGTGGCATGATAGGTCAATCATAATACTTAACGCAGTCTGTGGAACGATTGTAGCCACAGGTTTACTACGACAATTAATAATATAGGAGAAAGATAATGCCATATATAACAAAGAATAAAGAGATAGAATTACTTAGAAAGAATGTAAAAGATTTACAAGGTCAATTACAAAATGCTTATGTAAGAATAAAAAAATTAAATGAAGCCTTGCATTTTGAGAAAGCATCTAACAATCCTAACCATCCCTTCAGTACTGCGACAGGTTGGGCAAACTTAGAACATTGGGATAGTGAGAATCCAGATGCTAGTTTTATTGAGGAGAATAAAGATGAGTGAAGAAATGGATGCTGAATATTGGGAAGAAGTAGAAAAATTTATGGGTAAAAGGATTCCACCTGGTGGGATAGATGACCCTTATAAAGATTGCTCAACATTTATTCAAGCAAATTCAGATTGGATATATCATCTAGGATTTACTTGTGCTATGAATAAAGAGAAAACTTGTGTTAATATTTATGATAAGAAAGGCTACGGAGATTTAGTAGCAACATGGTATGAATCAACTAAGGATTATAAGGAGAAGAAAAATGGCTAGACAAATGTGGGATAGAGAAGAACGCTCAGAGTACAGAAAATTATTTAGAGAATATAAACGAGAAGGCTTTGATGAAGATGAGGCAAAGAGATTAGCACGAGAAGATGTCAAAGAACTTATGGCAGAGAAGAGAAGTTTTGCTACTGAATTATATAATAATACTTTACGAGAATTAGATTAATTAAAAAAGTTCTTGACAATATAGAAAAAGTACTGTAATATATCTATTAATATATATATAATAATAATTATAATAATAATTATAATAATACTTAAAAGGAATTATAATGGCACAATGGATAAGTAGAACTAAATGCCCATCATGTGGCTCAAGCAAGGGTTATAATATTCATGCAGATGGACATGCCTTTTGTTTTTCTTGTAACACTCGGTTTAAAGGTGAAAAGGATTTGAATATGCAATCAGAAAATGTAGTAAATATAACAGAAAAAAAAGATCTATCTTGGACAGGTGTAGTAAGTGCCATACCAGATAGAAGAATAGATGAAGATGTTGTTAAAAGATATGACAGTTTAGTAAAAAAGAATAATGGATTTATTACACATCATATTTATAAATATTATAATATTGATGGTAGCCATACTGCTAGTAAGATACGACAAGTAGAAGGTAAAAAGATTTGGAGTGAGGGTAATATGAAAGATACTTTACTCTTTGGACAAAACTTATTTAAATCTGGTGGTAAAATAATTACTGTAACAGAAGGAGAGTTAGATGCCATGTCTGTTTATCAGATGATGGGTAAGAAATATCCTGCTGTATCTCTTAAAAATGGTGTACATAGTGCAGTACAAAATTGTAAAGATGTATTAGAATATTTACAATCATTTGAAACTGTAGTGTTATGTTTTGATAGTGATGAACAAGGAAAGAAAGCAACACAAGAAGTTGCCCAACTGTTTGAGCCTAACAAATGTAAGATTATGAAGATGGCTTTGAAAGATGCTAATGAATATTTAAAAATGGGAAGGGCAGTACAATTTACAAATGAGTTTTGGAATGCACAACCATATACTCCTGCAGGTATAACTAATCTTGGAGAACTTGGTTCAGCTTTATACGAAGAAAATTATTGTGAAACTGTATTATATCCTTGGACAAATATGAATACTAAAACATATGGTATGCGTACTGGTGAGTTGATTACATTCACATCAGGTGCAGGTATGGGTAAGAGTTCTATCATGCGTGAGTTAATGCACCACATTATGAAAAGTACAAAAGATAATATAGGTATACTAGCATTAGAAGAAAACATTAAGAACACAGCATTTAATATTATGTCAGTTGAAGCTGATGCTAGATTATATATTAAAGAAATTAGAGAAAAGTTTTCTCCTGAACAGTTAAAAGATTGGGAACAAAAAACTATTGGAACAAAAAGATTTTTTGCCTTTGACCACTTTGGATCTATTGGTAATGATGAGATACTAAGTAAGGTTAGATATATGGCTAAGTCTTTAGATTGTAAATGGATATTCCTGGACCATCTATCTATCTTAGTATCAGGACAAGAGGATAATGGGGATGAAAGAAAATCTATTGATATTCTAATGACAAAGTTAAGATCATTGGTAGAAGAAACAGGGATAGGATTATTACTCGTTTCTCACCTACGCAGACCCACAGGGGATAGAGGACATGAAGATGGTAAAGAAGTTTCTCTATCACATCTTCGTGGGTCTGCAAGTATTGCCCATTTATCAGATGGAGTGATAGCATTAGAAAGAAACCAACAAGCAGAGGATGAGAACATTGCTAATACAACAACTATTCGTATCTTAAAAAATAGATATACAGGAGAAACAGGAATAGCTTGTCATCTACATTACAATAAAGATACAGGTAGAATGATACAAGTAGACGATCCTGCTGCAGGTGAAGATGATTTTTAATTTGACATTAACTATAAAGGTATGCTATAATGTGTAAAATGTGGAAACACTACTGCCCTATCGAAGAAACTGATATGGAGATAGGTGTAGATGAAGAATGTAATTGGTGTGGTGCAACAGAAGAAAGAGAAGAGAATGACAACAGCGATAGTTGATATAGAAACCAACGGCTTAAAAGAAGCTGTAATAAAAAATGGTAAGATAACAATACCAAAAGCAACGAAGATACATTGTATTGTTGCCAAGTGTTATGATACAGGCAGAACAAAAACATGGGTACAAGATGAATGTAAACAGTTTGCTGAATGGTCGAAGTTAATTGATACATTTATTATGCACAATGGTTTATCTTTTGATGCACCACTATTGAATAAGTTTACCAATTCAGATATCAAAGCATCTCAGGTAAGAGATACTCTTCTTGAATCACAACTGTTTAATCCTATAAGAGAGGATGGACATTCATTAGAAGCCTGGGGAAAGAGATTACATCAACCTAAAGGTGACGTTGATTCTTTTGAAGAGTATACTCCTGATATGTTAGACTACTGTAAACAAGATACTGAAATAACTTACATGGTAGCCAAACAATTAGAAGAAGATAAAAGAAAGTTCTCTAAAGAATCTTTACAGTTAGAACATAAAGTTAGACAGCTGTTAGATCAACAAGAAGAAAATGGTTTTGCTTTAAATTTAAAAGATGCTATGGTATTAAATGCACAGTTAAGTGATGAACTATATGAACTAGAACAATGGTCATTACAAACATTTGAACCTACCATTATTGAATTAAAAACAAAGACCAAAGAAATACCTTTTAATATTGCATCTCGTCAACAGATTGGACAAAGACTTATGGACAGAGGTTGGAAACCTACTGTAAGAACTGAGAAAGATCATGTTGTTGTTAATGAAGCTGTATTAAAAACTATAACAGAACCAGAACTTATTCCATTAGCTAAAAAGTTTATCAGATATTTTCTTATACAAAAAAGATCTGTTATGATTAGCTCCTGGATTAATGCCTGTCGAGATGATGGGAGAGTGCATGGCAAGGTAATGACATTAAGAACTGTAACAGGTCGTATGGCACATCACTCTCCTAATATGGCACAGATACCTGCAGTTTATTCTGAATATGGAAAAGAGTGTAGAAGTTTATGGACAGTTTCTAATACTGATACACATAAATTAGTTGGTACTGATGCAAGTGGATTAGAATTAAGATGTCTTGCTCATTATTTAAGAGATGATAATTATACAGAAGAAATATTAAATGGTGACATACATACTAAGAACATGGAACTTGCAGGTATTAAAGATAGAGATCAAGCAAAGACTTTTATATATGCTTTTCTTTATGGTGCAGGTTCTGAGAAGATAGGAAGTATACTAGGATTAGATAAGAAAGCAGGAACAAAATTAATAAATAGATTCTTAGCTAACCTTCCATCACTACGAAGATTAAGATCAAGGGTTGAGAAGAGTGCTCGTTCTAAAACTCTTCGTGCTATTGATGGACGTATACTTCATATCCGTAGTGTTCATTCTGCTTTGAATACATTATTACAAGGAGCAGGTGCAATCATTTGTAAACAATGGCTTGTACATATGATGGACAGAGTTAAAGAAAAACAATTAGATGTTAAATTAGTAGGGAGTATACATGATGAATATCAATTCGAAGTTATAAATAAAGATGTAAAAGAGTTTTGTAAAATAACAGATTTAGCTATTAAAGATACAGAAAAAACTCTGAAAGTTAGATGCCCATTAGATAGTGAATATAAAGTTGGAAAGACTTGGGCAGAAACTCATTAAAGTTCTTGACATTCTATTTAAAGTATGTCATAATAATGTTATTAAAATAAATAGCCAATGAAAGGATTTGATATGGCAAAAATGATAACAGGTACAGCTTACTTTGCTTCTGTTACAGAACCGAACACTAATTTTGAACCTGTATGGTCAATTAATGTTTGTGATCTTGACGAGGAAAGTATGAAAACTGTAGTAGAAGATGGTTTAATTCTTAAACCTGCTAACGATAAACATCCAACAGATTATGTTGTGATTAAACAGAAAGTAAACAATCCAAAGGGTGGAAGATTTAATGCTCCAGTTGTAATGGATGCTGCTAAAGAGCCCTGGGACGGAAGAAAGATAGGCAATGGTTCTAAAGTTCGTGTGTTATATAACCCTAGAGCTTGGACATATGCTGGTAAAGAAGGGGTTACTGCAGACCTAAAGAAAGTAATGGTTACAGACTTAATACCATATGCAGATGCATCAGGCACAGATGAGTTTGATGTTGAAGAAGGTGGTTATACTATACCATCACAACCTAAAGATGCTTTTGCATCTTAATTTTACAAGGAGCAAGGGGTATTATATTTATTTATAGTACCCCTTTATTTATGGTATGAAAAAAATTGAAACTTTAGTAGAAGATATTAATAAATTATTTACATCAGAAGATCCACCAATTCCTGAGAAAGAAGTGGATAATTTGATAGATACTTTTGCTGTATCTATTAAACAACATTTAAAAACATTCCTATATGAGATGCCAAGAGCAAATAAAAATTTAAGGTTATCTGTTATTGGTAGACCAGATAGACAACTATGGTATGATATTAATGAGCCAAATGAAAAACCATTATCTTCTAGTTTAAGAATTAAATTTTTATATGGTTATCTTTTAGAAGAGTTATTAATATTATTATCATCTGTTGCAGGACATAAAGTTACACATGAACAAAAAGAAGTTACTGTTGCAGGTATAAAAGGACATCAAGATTGTATGATTGATGGTGTTCTTGTTGATTGTAAAAGTGCATCATGGCGAGCCTTTCAAAAGTTTAAGAACAATGCTATATCTGAGGATGACCCCTTCGGTTACATAGCACAGATCTCTGCGTATGCTGAAGCTAATGGTGTAGATAAAGCAGCTTTCTTAGCTATTGATAAACAAAGTGGAGAGATATGTTTATCTCCTGTTAATTCATTGGAAATGATTAATGCAAAGAAAAGAATTACACATCTTAAAAAAATTATCAAACATAAAACAGCACCTAGTAAATGTTTTGATGACCTGCCTGAAGGTAAGTCTGGGAATCGTAAGCTTGATGTTCGTTGCATTTTCTGTTCTCATAAGTCTAAGTGTTGGAGTGATGCTAATGATGGTAAAGGACTGCGTATCTTTCAGTATGAAAGGGGTAAGAAATATCTTACGCAAGTTAAAAGAGAACCTAATGTAACGGAGATTACATAGTGCAGAGTCATTGGGTTAGGTATGAAACTGAAGAACCTTTCGTGCCTAACCTAGGTAAGTTTGGATTTGTTTATATTATAACCAATACCGAATTAGATAAAGCATATGTAGGATGTAAGCAATATTTTATGGGTAAAAAGAAAACACCTTCTAAATGGGAACAGTATACAGGTTCTTCTAAATATTTAAATGAAGATATAGAAAAAATAGGTAAAGAAAAATTTAAGTTTGAAGTTATAGCAGAGTATAAAAACAAAAGAAGCCTACGTTATTATGAAGCATATTATCAAATTAAATGGAATGTACTTACTGCTGTGATAGAAGGTACAGATGAACCTGCTTACTATAATTCATATGTCGGTGGTAAATTTTATAGACCTGTTGAAAGTTATAAAGATCCTGAGTATAGAAAAAATCTGAGTGATGCTAGAACAGGAAAAGCTGTAGGAGATAAAGCAGGTAGATACCAAGGTAAAGCAGAATTTTATCTTGATAATAAACTAATAAAAGTTGATTGTTTAGGTGCATGGTGTAATGAAAATGGGTATGATCGAGGAGCTGTAAATGCTATAGCACGTACTACTAGAGATGGATTTGTTGTAGATAATTATCAACCAAGTGGTAAAAAAAGAGTATTATCTTGTAAAGGACCTTTAGGAACTATAACAAAAGTTAGAAGATTAAAATGGTTAGTTGACAATGACTGATGAACCTGATATAATAGAGATTGAACAATTATTTTTATCAGAACCAGAGAGTTCAGAACGTCAGTTGTTTCTTTCTGTTATACTTCAGGCTCTGTTAGATGCAACAAAAGAAAAGATACCGAATGAAAAGATACGAACTACATATGATAGAGATAGAGCTAAAGCATGGTTGTTATCAGAGGTAGGTGTAACCTGCCAAAACTTTGAAGATGTTTGTGATATGGCAGGAGTAAGTCCTCAAGTTACAAGAACTTTTGCATACAAGGTTGTTAAATCTAATAACAAAGATTTTATACGAAGAAGAATAAAAAATATTTTAGGAGATAAAGATGAGTAAAGAAGATAGAGGATGGTCAACAGAAAGCCATGAACAATACATGGCTCGTAGAAGAGCAGAAGAAGAAATAATTTCAAAACAAAAATCACCTAAAGCAACTGACCAACAAGTAGGTGGTAATCATTACAAAGGTTATGCTATACAACCTATACATTTTATTATGGAAAATGATTTAGGTTTTTGTGAAGGTAATATACTAAAATATATAACTCGTTGGAAAGATAAAGGTGGTGTTGAAGATCTGAGAAAAGCAAAACACTATATGAATATGTTAATTGAATCTGCATTAGAAAAGGAAAAATAAATGGCATCATTATTAGGAAGTAATTATTTACCTACTGAATACCAATCATTTATACATATGTCTAGGTACTCACGTTGGTTAGAAGATAAAGGTAGAAGAGAAAGTTGGAGTGAAACTGTAAGTAGATTAATATCTTATTTTAAAAATCAAATAGATACAAATTATAAAGGTGTTATTAAAAATAAAGAATGGCAAGAGATAGAAGAAGCTGTTCTATCATTACAAGTCATGCCATCTATGAGAGCATTAATGACTGCAGGTGGAGCATTAGATAGAGAGAATGTTGCTGCTTATAATTGTTCTTATATTCCTATTGATAGTCCAAAAGCATTTGATGAAGTGTTATATATACTTATGAATGGCACAGGTGTAGGGTTCTCTGTTGAAAGACAGTATGCTGACAAGCTTCCTACTATACCTGATCAAGAGTTTGAAAATACAGATGATGTTATTTCTGTTGCCGACTCTAAAGAAGGATGGGCAAGAGCATTTAGAGATCTTATTTCTTTTTTATATACTGCACGTATACCTAAGATAAGTGTATCAAAGGTAAGACCTGCAGGTGCAAGATTAAAAACCTTTGGTGGTAGAGCTAGTGGACCTCAACCTCTTGTAGATTTATTTGATTTTACTATCAGTAAATTTAAAGAAGCTAAAGGCAGAAAGCTTTCCTCTATGGAATGCCATGATATTGTTTGTAAGACAGGTGAGGTAGTAGTTGTAGGTGGTGTACGTAGATCAGCACTTATATCTTTATCTAATTTATCTGACCAAAGAATACGTGGAGCTAAGATGGGTGAATGGTGGAATGAAAATCCACAAAGAGCATTAGCTAATAACTCTGTAGCTTATACAGAGAAACCTGATGTAGGTATCTTTATGAAAGAATGGCTATCATTATATGAAAGTAAATCAGGTGAGAGAGGTATCTTTAATAGACAATCTGCTCAAGCAAAAGCTGCAGAGAATGGTAGAAGAGATGCATCCTGGGATTTTGGTACTAATCCTTGTAGTGAAATTATATTAAGACCTAATCAATTCTGTAACTTAACTGAAGTTGTATGTCGTTCTACTGATACTATGACTACACTAACAAAGAAAGTTAAGATCGCTACAATACTAGGTACAATACAATCTACCTTTACAAACTTTGGTTATCTTCGTAAGAGATGGCAGAATAATACAGAAGAAGAAAGACTACTTGGTGTATCTCTTACAGGCATTATGGATTCTGTTGAGCTCAATACTATTGATGGACTTGCACCTCGATTAGAAGTGTTAAAGAAACATGCAGTAGATACTAATAAAGAACTGGCTAAAAAATTAGGCATACCTCAGTCAACTGCTATTACGTGTGTTAAACCTTCAGGTACTGTTAGTCAATTAGTTGATAGTGCTAGTGGTATACATGCAAGACATAATCCTTATTATATTAGAACAGTAAGGGGTGATAACAAAGATCCATTGACAGAGTTTATGAAAGCATCTGGTATACCTAATGAACCTGATTATTTAAAACCAGAACATACAACTGTATTTTCTTTTCCTATGATGTCACCTAAAGGTTCAGTATGTAGAAAAGATATGTCAGCTATTGAGCAATTAGAGATATGGAAATGTTATGCTCAACATTGGTGTGAACATAAACCTTCTGTAACTATATCAGTTAAAGAGGATGAGTGGATTCCTGTGGGTGCATGGTGTTGGGAAAACTTTGAACATGTAAGTGGTATATCTTTCTTACCTTTCTCTGATCACACATATCAACAAGCACCTTATCAAGATATAGATGAGAAAACTTATAAGAAATTAGTAAAAAGCATGCCAACAAATATTGATTGGGATAAACTACAAGACTTTGAAAAAGAAGATAATACGAAAGGATCACAAGAACTTGCATGTACTGCAGGTGTATGTGAATTGGTGGACATATAATAGTTATGGAAGTAATTCCTATTACATTAAAAAAAGCAAATGAGTTTGTTACTGTTTATCATACGCATAATAAAAAAGTTGTTGGTTGTAAATTTTGTATTGGAGTTAATGTAAATAATGTATTAGAAGCTGTTGCTATTGTTGGTAGACCTGTTGCAAGAAAATTAGATGATAGTTTTACAGTAGAAATTTTAAGGCTTTGTACAAAACAAAAAGGCATTAAAAATTTATGTAGTTTATTATATTCTAGGAGTTGGAAAATATGGAAGTTGATGGGAGGAAAAAGAATAATTACCTATACATTAGAAAGTGAAAATGGAGCTAGTTTAAAAGCAAGTGGTTTTGTTATAACAGGTGAAGTAAAATCTTTTAAAAAAAATACAGGATGGACTAGCAGAACAAATAGAAAATGGCAACAAATACAAGAACAAAAAAGAATTAGATGGGAGTATGTAATATGACAAAAGAAAGTAAGCCTGCAATAGCTATAGAAGATGTTGCATTAATTAGAAAAGCTATAACATATTATCTTAATACTATGTTTCCAGTTGAGCAAGAAGAACAAGAAAAGCTTATGAATATTTTTCATAGACTTGGAAGATTACAAAAAAGTTCTTGACATTTAAGATAAAATAGTTTATAATATAGTTATAGAATGCCTTTATGGATTCTATTATTATTAACTCGCTTATTAAGGAGAAACATTATGCGAAACGAAATATTATTTAATACATTACCTAAGTTTTCTATAGGTTTTGATAGTTTATTTGATCAACTACATATGTTCCAGGATAAACAGGTAGATTCATATCCACCTCATAACATTATCAAGGAAGATGAAAATAAATTCTGTATTGAAATGGCTTTAGCAGGATTTAAAAAAGATGAAATCAAAGTAACGTGGCAAGAAGATTTGCTAACTGTCGAAGGAGATAGAGGTAAAAGAAATGATAATGAAAACTATGTATATAAAAGTATAGGGCATAGGACTTTTAAAAAAATATTTTCATTGTCTGAACTCGTAGAAGTTATGGGTGCAAATTTTGAAGATGGTATATTGCATATTCATTTACAAAAGAATATACCTGAATCTCAAAAACCTAAAGTAATTTCTATAGAATAAGGGATGGTGGGCAGAGGATTATTAACTTAGTTCTCTGCCTTATTATATGCATGAGAAAAAATAGTTTTGAATTTAAAAAGTTAAATTTTTTTAAAAAGATTACTTCTATAGGTAATTCAAATAGAAGTAGACCAACTAACAAACATAAAAAAAGAATGTTTAAAACATATAAAGGTCAAGGTAAATGAAGAAACAACAACAAATTAATACAGTTTATATTGGATATGATGAAAGAGAAGATACAGCTTATGAAGTTTTAAAATTTTCTATTGAACGTACAGCTTCGAAACCAATTCAAGTTCTACCATTGAAAAAAAATATACTAGAACGTATGGGAATTTATAATAGAAAATCAGAGATGATAAATGGACAACCTTATGATACAATAGATGGTAGACCTTTCTCTACTGATTTTAGTTTTAGTAGATTTTTAGTACCTGCTTTAAATATGTATCAAGGTAAAGCTTTATATATGGATTGTGATATGTATATACGTTCAGACATCTCAGAATTATTTGAGATATGTGATATGGATTATTATCCTTTATGGTGTGTTCATCATAAGTATGAACCAGAAAAATCTGTAAAGATGGATGGCAAAGAACAACATCCTTACCCAAGAAAAAACTGGTCAAGTCTTATGATGTTTAATTGTGGACATTCAGAAAATGCAAAGCTTACCCCTAAAGAAGTTAATACACAAACAGGTAGATGGTTACATAATTTTAGTTGGTTGCCTGATAAAGAAGCAGACATAGGTAGAATACCTGAAGAATGGAATTGGTTAGATGGACATTCAGATCCAGAATTAAAAGCAAAGAATGTACACTTTACTACTGGAGGTCCTTGGTTTGAGAAATGGAAACCAAGAGTATCACATAGAGCAGATGGAGATTATGCTGTTGAATGGTGCAATGAAGCTAAGTGGTTACAAATTAATGGCTACTTAGATCAAAATAAGGATTATATGATAAGATGAATACATTAAAACAAAATTTATATCAAGCATTATATAATCATTACCAAGCTAAAAAAGATAAAGCTATGTTTCAATTAAATTTATCTTTTCAAAACCCTGTGGCAATAGGAGAACATCCACAGCTTGTTGATGATTGTATTAAATTAGTAGATGATGTTGCGTCTGCAGATGAATCTATTCAAACATTAGAAAGTTATTTTGGAGATATGAATGAGTGAGGTAAGATTTGTTACGTCCTTTAATGAGGATATGTTAAAGACTACATCTTCACATTTTTTACAATCACTTAAAGATAATGTAGAACCAAGTGTTAAACTATCTGCATATCACCATGATTGTAAATTAGATGCGTATTCATTAGCTGAATCAAATGCTTTTACATTTAAAAATTTACATGATGTTAAAGACCATGAAGATTTTATAAAAAATAATCAAGAACATAATGGTACAGAAAATAATTCTATTCCATATAATATTAAGTTAGATGGTTTACGTTGGTCGCATAAAGTATTTGCATTAACAGAAGAAGCTTTTACATTAGCCAAACAAAATGTAGAAGCAGGTTGGTTAATATGGATTGATGCTGATACATATTTTAAAAAGAGATTAACAAAAGAAGATATATTATTTATGCTACCTGAAGGAGCTGACATGGTTTATAATTCTGCAGATCCTTACTTTGTTGCCTTTAATTTAAATAAACAACCACCTTTAGATTTACTTGGAGATCTTCGAGAAGCGTATACTTCTGGTGAATACATTCAATATAGAGAATGGCATGATAGTTTTATCATGGAAAGATTAATAAATATTTATTCTAAACATGGTATGAAAATACATCAAACAACTTTAATGAATAATTATTTATATCATTTCCAAGGACTATATGATCCAACTAAGAATGCAGTAAGAGATAGTAAAGGCAATAGATTATTTCCATTATCTGATGATACAACACCTGATATAAAACCAAATAGATATTCTCAGATTGTAGATTTAATTAGACATTACAAACCTAAATCAATTATTGAAACTGGTACATGGAATGGTGGTCGTGCTATTGAAATGGCTTTAACAGTATTTGAATACTCTGATACAATAGATTATGTTGGTTATGATTTATTTGAAGATGCTACTGTTGAAACAGATCACGAAGAGTTTAATAGTAAAGCTCATAATAAAATGTCTGCTGTTCAAAAAAGGTTAGAAGAATTTGCTGAACATGTTAAAGAAAATAAAAATAAAACTTTTACATTTAAATTAATTAAAGGTAATACAAGAGAAACTTTAACAGATCAAAAAAGTAAATTTGATATGGCATTAATAGGTGGTGGTAATAGTATAGCTACTGCTAAACATGATTTTGATTGTGTTAAAAAATGTGATGTTGTTATAGGAGATCATTACTTTAGAGCTGATGATGATAACCTAATTCCTAATAATGCTTATCAAGGAGTTAATGAAGTATTTGAAAGCATTGATAAAAAGAAATTTCGTAGACATGTATTACCATCAGGCGATAGAGTAAAAGGTGGTGGCTTCACACATTTGATTGTTGCCTTGATGAATAAAAAATTAGAAGGTATACCTGCAGAATTACAACGAGTTCCTATTGTTGTTAATCCTAGAGATTGTGTACCAAAAGATTATATTAGAGATAATATAAAAAATAATATGAAACTAATAAAAGAAGATAGATGGATTGATAAATATAGTTTACATAGAGATACAGCTTTGATTGTATCAGGAGGTCCTAATGTAGATTATGATGAAATAAAAAAAGTTATTAAAGATAATCCTGATTCTATTGTGCTCTGTGTTAAACATAGTTATCCTGCTTTACTTGAGAATGGTATTAAACCCTGGGGATGTGTTGTATTAGATCCTCGTTCTATTGATGGTATAAGTACACATGGTATTAAAAGAAAAGATTTATTTAAAACAATAGATCCTTCAACAAAATTTTTAGTTGCATCTATGACTGATCCATCTGTAACAAAATATTTACATGAACATACAGATAACATCTGGGGTTGGCACGCATTTACAGAATCACTAAGAGATGATGAAGATAGAAAAACTCCAACTCAACATAATCAAGTTAAGATTAGAGAAGATTTAGGTATGACACAAGGAACTACTTTAATTACAGGTGGAACATGTGCTGCCATGAGAAGTATTGGTATTTTACATACACTTGGATTCAGACATATACATCTCTTTGGGTTTGATTGTTCTTTGAAAGATGAACCAACAGAAGATATGAAAAAAGAAACTACTGGTGCTGAAGATGAAGAAGCAAGACCAAAGTATTTTCAAGTATCAGTAAGTAAAGAGAAACCTTTCTGGACAACAGGTGAACTTCTAGCTATGGCACAAGATTGTGAAAGAACTTTTGCTGATACTTCTATGGGTATTAATTTTGTTTTTCATGGTGAAGATACATTAGTTTCTGAATTGTGGAAGCTTTCACAGGCTAAAGAAAACTTACGTAATTATAAGGATGTACTAAATGTATAACAGAGAAAATCCTTCTGAAGAATATAAAGAGTTAGTTGGTGAGTACATTAATTTACATGAGAATGGTAATGAAACAATACCTGCTGATAAAATGTTTAATGGAATTAGTTTAATATATTATATACCACAGCTAATGGAAATAATTTTAAATAAAGAGAAAGCAAAAAGTATATTAGATTATGGTTGTGGTAAAGGTAAACTTTATTCATCAACTGAATATAATACACTTAACTTAGATAAGAAAGGCAGACGATTAAATGATTCTCTTCCGAACCTTTGGCAATTAGATTACTATGCTTTGTATGATCCAGGATATAAAGAACATAACAAATTGCCTAAAGGAAAGTATGATGGAGTTATATGTACAGATGTTATTGAACATATAGATGAGAATGATTGTGATTGGATATTAGATGAAATTTTTTCTTATGGTAGAAAGTTTGTCTACGTAACTATAGCTTGTTACAAAGCTTTAAAAACATTTGATAATGGAAAAAATGTACATGTTAATGTTCAAACACCTGAGTACTGGAAAGAAAAACTAAATAAACTACATAAAAAATATCCTTATTTAAATGTTTATGCAAATATGGATGTTATGATTGAGGATAAAGAAGATAAAAATTATGGGAAGTGGCTTTCACAACCTTATAATATTAAACGAGAGGACAAGTAATATGGCTAAAAAAATTAAGACGAGTGATACCACAAAAAAAACTCAAAAGATTGCGTACATTATTGCAGCAATTTTAGTAGGTATTATTTTAATTGGATCTATATTTGGACCTGGAACTAAAGAAGCCGAAGCTAACGAAGAAGTAAGAAGTACACTTCCTGGTTGGTCTATAGGTTATAGGTACTACTATGATATGGATGAAGATGAGAAAAGTAAACTAAGATTATTTAGTAAATATAAACAAAGAAGTGGTAACACATTTAAAATAGGTTGGGATAGACAGACTGGTAAAGATATGAATCAGTTTGAAACTAACATAGATGATGATGGAGTTATCTTCTTTGAACAGGAGTTTAAATTCTAATGAAAAAATATTTAATTGCAGGAGTAGTTATAGGAATAGTTGCCTTCGCTGGTTGGTATTATTCTCAAGAAGATACACCTAACTTACCTATGCCTACACCACCAACATCACAGGCAGAATAATGCCTGAGATATTTCAAGTCGCTATGCTTGTTGTTTGCTTGCATGGCGACTGCACTAAATTTGAAAGTGCACCCTACCAAAAAAATATAAGTGCAGGTTTTTGTCAACAGATGTTGGTACATACTTTTCAAACTCAGGTAGGTCCTTACTATGATAAGATACTTGACTTTGAAAAAGATAGTCCTGAAGATATAGAAATTACTTATGCTGGGTGTGATACTACACAACGTAGACCAGATACAGATAATGATTGGAGAATACAACCAAATGTCAATCCAGAACTTTTTGCACCAGATCAAAACGATCTTCAATGGCAACAACAAAAAGGACAAGAGCTCTAGTGTTATTGCTTATATTATATATTATTCTTTTATAATAGCTATTATGGTTTTACTATTGAGTACATCATCATGGCTCTAAACGATAAGCAAGAGAAGTTTGCACAGTCCTATATTCTACACAGAAATGCATCTGAAGCTGCACGTGCTGCAGGTTATGCAAAAAATTCTGCTACTCATCAAGGGTACAGACTTTTACAGATGCCAGAGATAGTAGAACGTATTGAAAATCTTGAACAAGAACTAACAACAGATGTTGATGTAGTTACTGAGATAGAAACTCAGTATTCATATGCAAAAACAAATGGACATACTAACTCTGCAATAAAAGCATTAGAACTTTTATCAAGAATACGAGGAGCAAAAAGTGAAAAAGAATTAACATTAACTCCTGAAAAATTAGAACAGGATCTAATTAATTCTTTTAAAGTACTTGGTAAAAAAAAGATGCAAGAGCTTATGAAAAAGTGTGGATTCTAAGAAATTTTCCTACAGCAAAGCCCATACAATGCGTTTGTAGATACTTCGAAGGGGATGATACCTCAAAGGTACTACATGCTCTGTATGGGCTTTAAAACTCTATAGAAAGGATTTGATGTTTATTGACCAGCTAAAGGGTTATCTAAAGCTCGTTGTAGCATCCCCCTTAACTTTGTTTCTAATTCTGATAGTTTATTATCTATTAGTTCTATTCTTCGTTGTGCATCAGACTCGATTGCAGTTCTTTTAGAATCAAATCTATCGCTTGCATGGTCAATCATAGTTCTTAAATCTGTTTCAGTTTGTCGAAGAGACGTTCTTACTTCTTGATCCATATTACGAGAACGTCTATCAACTGCTGCTACTTGATCTTGTACTTCATTAATATCTTTTCTTAAATCTATTCTTATAGTTCGTGCATCATCTTGTGCTGCACCTACCAGTTCTTTTACAGTACGTAATTCTGTACCCATATTATCTTCTAAAGAAATAATTCTTTCTTCTAATACATCTAGTTTTAAAGTAAAACCAGAAAGATCAGGAGCCACATACTCATTTATCTTTTTCTCCATTGATACCCACCTAGCATAACCTTCAAATCCTGCCCAAATAGCACCACCTAAAGTTCCTAGTAATGGGAAAATTAAAAATAATCTACCACCTTTTACTTTAATACCTTGATATTCTACTTCACTCATATTGCTGTTGTATCATCCTTTCCATTTGTAAGTTAGATCTAACAGAGATATAATCTCCTAGAGGATCAGACATTATCACATCATTATATATTTCTTCTGCTTCATACCATTGCATCTGTTGCATTATATCTTGTTGCTGATACTGTTGTATATCAGGACCAAGAGCAGAAACTAATGCTATGGTTGTTAGCTGTGCTACAGGATCATACTGTGATTGTATTGTATCCAGTACTTGATTTGCTTTATCTTGTTTCTTTTGTTGTTGTTTAGTAACTTCTAATTTTTTAGACTTTCCATGAACCACCTCTTTCTCTTCCACCTCATTATTAGCAACTTCCTTCTCTTGTGGTTCAGTCTCTTCTTTAACTTCTTCTTTAATCTCTTCCATGTTATTGTCTTCAGAAACATTAGCAACCTCCTTTGTTGATTCTTCGTTAGTTTCTTCTACAATTTCAACAGGCTCTTCAGTAACTTCTTCTATAACTTCAACAGGTTCTATAGTAGGTTCAGCTTCTACTGTTTCTACTTCTACTGGTTCTTCTATTGGTTGTTCAATAGCAACCTCTTTAACTTCTTCTAATGTAGGCATAGATACTTCAACCTCCATACCTATATCTTGAATCTCTTGTACTATTTCCTGAACCTCTACTATAACTTCTTCATATGATATAGTACCTTCATTATAGTCTTCCATCATAGTACCAATAGTATCAACTTCTATGGGTATCTCTATAGCTATCTCTTCCATTGGATAGTCCATGACAGGCATATCAAGAGTCATAACCATATCAAACTCTTCCATCATCTCATCCATTTGATATTGTTCTTCTGGTGTAGCAACCTCATATTGCTCTATTAATTCTATTGTTACCTGATCTTCCATCAATCCAGGTTGAACAATCTCTATCCATGTTTCTACTGCTGTAGTTATATGATTGTAATTAACTGTATATTCTACATTATCAAAGAAATAATTTTTAGCTCCACCTACTCTTATAAATACTTTATCTAAATCTCCTGCAAAATCATACGTTCCTGTGTATGTTGTAGGTGTTTGATTATTCTCTAATGTAATTTGTCCTGTGTCCCATTGCAGAACATTATTATTATATCCTTTTGTTTGAAAATATCCTGTGGTGTTTGCTTGTGAATGGTGCATTTGTAATTCCCAATCTAAAGCACCACCATCTGATATATGAAATTCACTTATGTCTACATACTGATCAAAGGTTGTATGTGAGTTAGACGTACCTTTACCACACCTTCCTGTACCAAAATATGCAGTACAA